AGGGGTTCTTGACCAGCTTGCCCTTGCCGCCGCTTCATGCAAATTCCCCCAACTTGTCAGACAAATTATTAATCTGTCTGACTTTAATACTTTGTTATAAAACTGTTGACTTTTATATGTAAAACTGGTACTATGATCTTGCAACAATTAATATGTAACATTAGGCCAGGAGTGAATGAATATGAAATACTACAATAAACTCTTGGTAGAAGTATAAAAATTAGGAAAGGTGAGAACATACAATGAAAAGAAGTAAATCACAACTTAATGCAATTTATGACTACTACGCAAAGAAAAAAGCAGATGCAGTCACAGAATTCATGGATTACAACGGTCTTTGGAATGAGTTCAAAGTGTCCGGCTATAAACGCCCAACCATGTTTCTTAAATGGGTGAAAGGAATTGAAGTTTATCCGGACGGAACTTTTGATCAATGTGATGATCGGATCGCCCCAAGATTTAGAAAGGAGTAGCAATGGCTTTAAAGGGTACAGAAAGAATCACAACCAAGGGGCAGGATATAAACCCATATAAACTTAATGAAAAAGAATTAGCCAGACTTTATACAAGTCTGGCTAAACGTCTAAATCAGCGTATGGTTCGTTTAGAGAAAGCAGGATTCACTTCTGAATCCGGTGGTGCTTACGCTGATTACAATGCAATTCTTAAAAAGTTTGGTTATAATAAAAGAATAAGAGAAAAAATAAAGTTGGATTACAGCGATCGTAACGTCCTTTATATGCAGATTTCTTCCATGCGTAAGCAGGTACAAATGATGCAGAATGTATTAAAAGAAAAAAGTTCTACGGTCCCCGGATGGAAGTCCATCATAAAAAAGAGACGTGAGAAGTTGTCTGAATATGGTCTTGAATTCAAAGATACAAGTGAAATGAGTGCATTTTTTCAGTCATATGCTTTTGAACTTATAAGTCTGTTGTACTCTTCGGAACAGGCCGTAGAGTTCGTTGGAAAAGCTTTGCAAGACGGTGATACAATGAATGAAATAATCAGCAAATTAGAAGAGTTCAGAGACCGCACGGACATAGATAGAGCGGATGACGTAGCAAAAGTGCTAGGTTTCTCCGGAGAAGCAGAAGCACTGAAATATAAATACAAGAGGTAAAAAAAAAAATGGTTATAGCAGGATATCCAGTGGTATCATTTAAAGACTACGATTATATGCGTCTTTTTGACGGTAATTTCATACGTAAAAGTAATGCAGGACATTATCAGTCTTTTTATGAAAAAATCATAACTATAGACACGGAAACTTATGTGTCTGAGAATGAAGACATTGGATGGATAACTGATTGGACTATAACGATAGAAAATGATAGCTGTTTGTACGGTAATCATGTACGTGATCTGATCAATACGATTGACCGGATCTGTGACATGCTTCATGCTGATAAAGAGCATACAGTGCGATTTTATATTCATAACTTATCATATGACTATATGTTTTTGCGTAATCATCTATTAGATAAGTTTGGTGTTCCTGATCGTAAATTAGCTGTTAAAACTCATAGATATGTATTTATGCAATGGCGATCTTTTGGCATTGAAATCCGTGATAGTGCTATCCTTACACAACGTACTCTTGAACGTCTCTGTAAGGACATGGGGACGCTTGAAAAAGCTACTGGTACGTGGGACTATAAAAAGAAAAGAACCCCTGAATCTGGGCGTACTGTAAAGGAATTAGCTTATGTTTGTGTTGATACTATTTGCTTGTGTAAAGCTTTACGGCTCTATTTATCTCAAAGAAACGTAACTGTTGCTACTGCCCCATTGACAAATACAGGGTTTATACGCAATCAAGCAAGGTCAAGATCACGCAAGGACAAAAAATGGCATAAGAAATTTATGTCAATGCAACTTAGTTTAGAACAGTATGAGTTGCTCACATCCTGCTATCACGGGGGCTATACCCATGCGAACCGCTACTATGTCAATCAGTTAATTACTGAACCGGTGGAGTGCTACGATTTTACAAGTTCTTATCCGGCTAGAATCGTATATGAAAAGTTTCCTATGACAAACTTTGTTCCTACAAAGTTATCGTTGCAGGATATCATGGATCTTAAAGAGCATTATGCTTTTGCTGGTTATATACGCTTGAAAAAGCTACGCTTGAAAAAAGATCATCCTATGCCACCGCTTGCTTTTCACAAAGCAAAAGTTTGCACGTTTCCAGATAAGATAAGTAAAAAGAAAGCTATGGAATTGAATCTTGATAATGGTAAAATCGTTAATGCAGATCTTGTAATCTATCCGTTTACGGATCCCGATTTACAGGTCATTTTTGAAGCCTATGACTTTGAATGGGCTGACGTTGCAAACGTCATACGTGCAAAGAAAGACTACTTGCCAGATTGGATTGTTAATTATGTTATAGAACTTTTCGAACACAAGAACACATTGAAACATGCAGATCTGGTACTTTATATGATTTCAAAAGGGGAACTTAATGGAATCTATGGCATGATGGTTCAAAAGATGATCCAATCCATGTTTGAAGAAGATTATGACACCGGGTTATGGACTGATGTCTTAGATGAATCAGAATATGAGGAAAAGTTACAAAAGTATTACAAAAGTAGAAATTCTTTTCTACCTTATCAATGGGGCGTATGGGTCACAGCCTATGCACAGGCTGAGTTATTTGAACTTGGGAAGTGTTGCAAAAAATGGTTTTATTCTGACACTGATTCTGTTAAAGGTACAGACTGGGATAGGAAAAAACTTGCTGAGTATAACGAAAAAATCATGAAAAAATCAGAGGAAAGAGGACTTGGAACGGTACTCTTTAATGGAGAATCACATACGCTAGGAATTGCTGAGTTTGACGGTATTTACAGCGAGTTTAAAACTATGGGTAGCAAGCGTTACTGTTACCGTGAAAAAGGAAAGCTAAAACAGACCGTTGCAGGAGTTCCAAAAGACGGAGTATACTGTCTTGATGACAATATAAATAACTTTGAAAAGGGATTCATTTATAGAAATAGCCTCACTTATCGCAGAAACTACCGCCGTGCGAACGACTGGAAAAAAGACCCAAGTTGGAAGCTTAAAACTGAATACATCTACAATAAAGGAATTAACACGATAACTGTTGATGGTTGTGAAATAGAGTACGGCTGTGCCATTAGATTATCTGATACGGAGTACGAATTGGATCACACCATTCCGTATGATAAGGAAACAGGATTGCCGTTGCCGTTTGAGGCAAAAGATGTTTTATATAGTTAAAAGGGATGCAAATTTGCATCCCTTTATTTTTGTTTCATGTGAAACATTTACATTGTAATGGAACCTCTGTGAATCTGTACCTGTGTTACGGTTGTAAGCGTTCTGTAGTTATGTTTGTCATCACTAATGTCATACAAAGCAAGATAAATCTGCCTATTTCGGAAATTCAACTGTGCCGGAATGTGATAAAAATCGGATCCAGATTTTACGATCACAGTCGTAGGATAGCAAGTATAACCGTTTCCATCACCAATAAAACTTGTAGAATAAATACGTCCTAGATAGTATTCTGTACCATTACAAACAAGTTCCCCGCTGTTTGGAAAACAAACATAATCACTCCAGATGATATTACTGTTATTTTCGTTGTAGTTTGTAACGAACGTCCAACTAGACCCCGGAGTTGCTATAAAATCACCTGCTTCAAAGTTAGCGGTTACTTCATAAAAGGATGGATGGCAAGATCCGGTTTTTACTGCTTCTGCAAGGTAGGTAGCAAGTCGTTCCTGTCCGGCCGTGTTTGGGTGAAATCCGTCCGAACCCATGAATCCGTCTGCATGTAAAATATACTCACTTCCATTTAAATAAATCCAATTTTTCCGCTGTGTATTATACACACTTTTTGCAATCTTGAATCTGTTCCATTGTGTACTGTCTGCTGACCATGCAACCATTGCTACAAAAATTTTAGCGTTAGGAAAACGTGTCTGTGCTACTCCATAGAAAGCATTGATTGCATTCTCAATGTCTGAATAAAAACCGAACTCATTATATCCACCAACTACTAAGATCTGCTTTACAGATGGATCAGCGTCAATCTGATTTAAAAGCATAAGAAATGAGTTGTTAGATGTAGAAAAAGAAGCCCCACCATTGCTTTTAATAGTTACATTGTCTATAGAACAGTAATCCAAAAAGTGATCTGTCCAAGGAGTTATATTTCCCTCCGGAGTATAGCCTACTGTATAGCTGTCTCCGATAATGATAGTTCTACCGCTTAAATCAAATAAACCGTCTCTTTTTTCGAGATTAGAAATCAGTTTGCCTTGTTCGGTTACTGTGTTCTTTAATGGTTCAATTTCATCTGTCAAGATTTTTTTCGTTGCATCATCAACTACTTTTCCGATCTCCCCATTATCCAGACTTTTCTGGATAGCATCATCAATCATAGTTTGTGCAGTCCCTTTTATGTCTGACCATTCTTTGTGATCCTCTCCTGCCTGCTTTGCTACTTTTAAAACATAGTCTAAGTTCATATCCTGCATGGAGCTGTGAGGGTACGTATTAATCATTTTTTTTCTCTCCTTTCTTAATAAACAAGAATCAGCAAGTCACTTGCAAATAATCCTGTGCAGTAATCTATAAATGATTGCTTTCTCAGTTGGAGTTCCGATTCTACCATTTGCTGTGAAGTAGTCACGCCTATGTTTCCGTGAATCTGTCCAGTGTGCGTTGTAGTCCCTTTTTCCGTGTTTTTTTCAGTTCGCCCATATTCAATGTCGTTTACATCCTGCCCGGAAGTTTCCATTTTTGTACTATTTCCATAAGTGGTAGTATCTTCCTTTGACGGCTGATAAGTGTTAGAATCAAAAGCACTTACTTTTTCTTCCACGACGTCACTTCCTGTGTTTGACGTAACGGATCCTCTGCCTGCCTGTAAGGTGTTTTTGTCTTTACCACCTGTTACAGTGTTTCGCTCAATGTCTGGAGAATCCGTCCAGGACTCCTGTCTGTCATAGTTTTCTATGGGGTTATATTCTTTCTTTAATGCAAGGAAAACCCGTTCAATGGAATCCTGCCATTTTTTTGACCATGCCGGAATAGCTGACTGTTTCATGAAATCACCATCCGGATAGAGTGGTTCGCAATCCCCATAGGATAAAAGTAAACTGTCAATAAAATTCTGCTTGTCAGCTTCTGCCGGAAAATTCATGTTATCAAATAAGGTTTGATCATATTCATAAAGTCCGGCTATTGTAATCCTATACATCCCCATTTGTTACACCTGCCTTTTTATAGTCTCTTATTTTTACGTTCAGATTTAAACTGGGATAAAGACTGTTTGCCGTGTCAATCCCTGATTGCATTGTTTCTAGCCATGTAGTAAGTCGTGTCACAGATTCTATGTCGTTTTTTTCAGTTTCCAGAACATTTAAACGTTCTTTTTTATCAGATCCGACAGACGGGATCCCAACTTCTGTATCAAACTGGTCAAGAAGTTTTTCAAATACCTCAATTAACTCTTTTGAAATAAAGTTGTTTTTTAAATCTTTATTGAAAAACTCAAAAGGTTCTGAACTTTTCCCCCTCATGTTTGCATTCTCATTTTCTTTGATTGAAGCATCATACGCAACTGCGGGGTTACCCTCCTGCACTTGGTCATAGATTTTTTCCAGTGTTTTTGCAGCACTTTTGTTTTTGGCGGCCATCATAAAAGCTAACTTGCTGTTGAATACGTTCATGTCAAAAGCAGAAGCTACCAGAGCCAGCTTATAACTATAATAACCGATAATGTCAAATATCCCGCATCTGGAAGGACGTAAATAGATCACGCTACAATCTGTACCAATTTTTAAATCATGTAAGCTTATGTTTGCATTGGTAGCATATGTGTTAATGCTTGCAAGCGTTGGTTTGCAATACATATCATAGCCACTGATTGCAGGATACTGAGCGATCAGTCCATATGCATCAGTATATGTGATTGCAATAAATCCCCCACCTAGCAGGCAAAACTTAAAATAGTCAATGTCAAATTTTGCATTGTATGTTATATCAAAAATAGAACACACTCTTTCATACAGCATACGGTCAAACGTGTCAGTATATAGACTGTCTGCCTTAATTCCTGACGGTTGGAAGTAATTTGAAATGATATTGATTTTATCAAATCCAATGGGAGTCCACATATTTTACCTCTTTTCTATGTTTCACGTGAAACATTATTCATAATAAAAACCACTATTCAAGTAGTTATTCACTGCTTCTTGATCTCCGGTAAATCCACTGATTTCTATGGATGCATTTCTGCATCTGAGATAGCCGGAACAAGTTGAAATCTTGTGAGTGTTTCCATCTGCATATCCCTCACTTGCACCGTTCGGCTCCGTGCTCATTCTTGTATAGCAGATTACGGATGCATCAAGATTATTGAGAATTCCCCCCACTGATCCAACCGAACCAATACTTGTAACTTCCGGAGATAAAATGGATTGCATAGTGTTAAGCACACCGGAAGAAACACCGAGTGCATTTCCTGTCATAGCAGATGAGACGGTGGATAAACCACCGATCAATGCATCACCAATGTTTACATTTGCACCTGCTATGTTTACAGGAACCGTCATCTGACATTGATAATGACCAATTACAGAAGTTCCAGATTTTACCCAAACATCAGAAATTCCTGAATAAGCATCAAAATAGTAGTCTGCTACTAACTGGCCATTATTGGTCTTTGTTACGTCAACCGGGATTACTCCAACACAAGGAAGCTGTACAAAATAGCGACTGAAATTACCGTTATAAAATCGAAAATCTGTATTAGAATAAAGTGGATTACTCAGTTCGAGATTGTAGGAAAAATGCACCACCGGACTACTTGAAGCCCCACCAATCAATAATGATTGGACTCCGGTATCCCAATAGCCTAAATTTACGTCATTCAGTATTGAAATAAAATTACTTGAGCGAAAGGGTAGCCATTTTAAATCAATAATGTATTTCGCGGGATCGAAAAGAAACTTTGTAGTTGCGTTCTCAATCAATTCTTGGAAGTTATCAGCCGTATACATGAAACTTACAATCAAATCTAACTGTTTTTGCGTAACGTAGTAAGTTTCAACCCCTGCCGCTCCTACAATGCGCATGATATAATTGCCGGCATATCCATTAACAAATACATTGAGTGGCTGTGCTACTATTGTGTCCTGCTTCTGCCACTCCTCAGTGGGTAAATAAAGCGGATCATCAAGCAAAGGATCTTGATGGTTTGAGCGTTCAATGAAGCAGGTATAATTACCGATTTCATTTTTGTAAGTTGCCAAGATGTCCTCAGTACAACTAATTTCACTTTGCCCTGCATTGATTGAAGTAGTAGAATCAATGAAATAATAGTGGTCAGCCCACTTTGCATAGTTAAATTGTAGCATGTCGTTCATTGGTTTCTGTAAAATAAACGTAGGACTTTGAAATGTAGTTGCAGATTTTAAAAGGCAGGGGACTTCTGTCCCCTGCCCTGTAGGACGCTTTGTAGAATTTTTTCTTTTTGAAAAATGGTACAAAACTATTTCTGTCATGATAAGTAAACATCTCCTTTTGCTGTGATAGCACAGATCCAACCGGACGGAATGCGTACCCACGTTGCTCCTGTCTCATCCTTTTTGATTTCCTTTACAGTTACTGTGGTTCCTTTTTTCAAGCAACCATCAGAATAGGCGTGTTTCATGCCATCCCTTGTCAGCTCTGCATACTCTTTGACCTGACCCCATACACTATAGCGTACGTGTAAGTGATCCACCGTTGTAACATAAGTACTGCCTATTTCATAAGATGGATTTTTTCCATCCCATACCCTGCGGATACAGGATAAGTCAGACCTACGACTTACAAGGCTTTTGACTACCCCAATACCGGGATTATTGACGGTGTTTTTTCTGCCACCTCTACTTTCAATCATATAGCCGTTGCCAATAAAAATAGCACAGTGAGTGACTGGATTTCCAAAAAAGAGAAAGTCACCTACTTTTTGTTGCCCAATCGGAATCTTTGTTCCAAGTTTTGAATAACCGGAAGCTGTCAGATCTTCCACCTCTGAGCCTGTTTTCTTCTGAATATAGTAAAGCAATCCGGAGCAATCAAGCCCTGA